GCAACAGCGATAACCTTTAATCTTGGCCCGGCATTTGGAGACGGACGGGAATTCAAATTAAAGAACATCGGGGCCGGATTAGTCACTTTATTGCCTTATGGTAGTGAAGTAATATTTGCACAAGCGGAAGAAAGTTCAAAACTACTTTACACAGGGGAAAGTGCAACTATCATAGATTATGAAGTTGAGAAATGGGCTTACACTTCTTACGAATTCGAGATAACACCACTTTCTGAAGGAGGAACTGGAATTGAGGTATCAGGAGTAAGTCAGACCTTTTATGTTGATGTTGCGAGAGTAGATACATACACGGCTGATGGATCAATTCTGAGGCCATTTAAAACCATCCAGGCCGCTATTGATCTTGTAACAACCCTAACCGCTATAAGGGTCGCCGCTGATACTTACGCACAAGCAGTTTATACCATTGATGTTGCCGCTGGGATTTATTCTGCAAACCTGACTATCGGAAAAACCAAGAATCTCACATTCAGGCTAAGAGGAGCCTATATAACTGGTAATATCGCTTACGATAGTGGATCAGTTGGAGGAAGTGCTGATAACTACTATTCACGTCTTGAATTTATTGGAGTTGCAGGTAACAGACCTGAAAAGGGTGCGGCCGGAAGGATTACCGGAACAATAACAGGGGTAAGGGCAAATGATTCGCTTACTTATGTTTCATTTTCAGGTATAGATTTAAAAGGTAATATAGCTTTCAATACTAACGGAACGTGGGTGGTTGCTATGCATAATTGCTTCTTTGGTGCAATTCTTTCCGCCGGCGATCTTGCGATAGTCCTTTTGGAAACAACCGGGCATAATATTTTCTCAGATAATACAACTCCCGGGAAGATTGCCGCTGCCGCCGATGGTACATCAGTAACGGCTGTGAGTCTTTATAATTGCGATAATACCGAGTTCGCCCTGATTAATATTTCAAATCCGGCAGGATCGAGGGTGACAAATTGCACGTTTAAAGCAGCAACGGCAGTAACTATAACAGCTGGTACTTTAGCGGTGGATGCTAATTCTTATAAAACATTACTTGCATCAAATGAAACCCTGACAGGTTGTACGTTAAGTCATTTGGACAATATAGGGGTTAATCCTTCTCCATGTGGAGCCAGAACAGCAGGGGCGATTGTCGCAACTGCAACTGTAAATGATAATATTGACGCTATTGACGCTGCAATAGGTTTTGAGGCTCAGTGTTCCGGGACGGGGAAAACAATAAATAAGGCCGCAACTGTATTCCAGAATCTTGATGCACTTGACACTTATAAATCAGTTCAGACAGTTAAGAAAACAATTGGGGGAATAGGAATAACCGCTGATTTCAATTTTGTGACAGCCGACAATACAACAGAGCAGATTATTGATTTGGGTGCAATACTTCCGGCCAAATCCAGACTTGTTGATATATTCCTTTATACAGACGCCGTATTCACGGGAGCCACTACTTTAGTTGCTGATGTTGGTACTTCTTCGGGAGGTAATGAATTAATTGGAAGCGCTACTATATACGCAACTGATGCTATTATAGCGGCTGCTAACGCAGGTGCTTTTATTGCAACTCCATCCGCATCGGCTCAGCACATTTACGTTAATGCAACTCCGGGGGCTAATTGGTCGGGCGTGACAGCAGGAAAAGTATCTGTTTATGTAACTTATATCAATGTAGCAAATATTTAATTAATGGGTTTACAAAGATCATATCCTACTTATGACGACCAACAAGGGTTATATGTAACTGCCTTAGAAGGAGTAACGGTAACTACTTTAAAACAAGTCAGAGCTACGGGTATTCCTATGTATCATGCAACAAGCGGGGATGTGATAGGTATGATTTTCCAGTTTTCACATAGAAAAAAACATGGAACAAATATAGCAAGTGTTCATCTACATTATATTCCAATAGTCTCTAAAAATGGAAATATAGCATTTACCTATTCATGGGATTGGCTTAATCATGATATAGCAATCCCAAATAATCTTTCAAATACCGGAACTGTTGCAGACATTGGACTCCTTACAACAGATCAATATAAATTAAAATATAATGTTCTTATTACTAATTTAGCACATCCGGGAACAGAGGCATATTCGGATATATTATTAGTTAAGGTGGTGGCTGCTGCTCCTGCGGGCGGGACTAATTGGTGGACGACAGGGAACGAAATAGCTATTGCATACATGGATGCACATTACGTAATTGATAGGAACGGAAGTTTAAATGAATTAACTGATTAATGAATACTGGAGCGTATAACCGTATAATTACTATTTCAACCTGCACTACAACAGAGAGCGGTGGAGATGTTACCGAAACATGGTCAACGCCTGTTAGTGTTCGTGCGAGTGTGGAGCAGGTGGACGGAACCAGGTATTTAAAAGAAGATGAGTTGATTGATCGAGCAGTTTACAGAGTGAAATTATGGGATAATAGTTATTCAGACAATATCAGGATAGTTTATGGGACGTTGACTCTTTATCCTGTACGTCCAATAACCAAGAATCCCGGAACGTCTTTTTTGAATGAGAGTGTAATGTTAATGGCAGTAAAAAAATGATAGGACTTGAGATTATCGGTACTGAGGAACTTTTAAAAGGCTTTGAAAATTATAAAGTAGAGGCTGAAAAGGCTATTAATAAAGCAGTTAGTGATACTTCATTTAACATTGAAACGGATGCAAAGAACCGATTATTAAACAGTGTTGAAGGTCATTCATATCCTAAATTGAACGTGAAAACACATCAACAGACAGGGCATGGCGGGGCAGGACTTTTAGGATCAATTTATAACAGGGTCGTTCAATCAATGGAAAAGGTTGTTGGAACAAATAAGAGTTATGCGCCTTATATCGAATTTGGAACCGGGGATCTTGTGTTTACTAATTCTGAATTTGATGAAGATGCAAGGGAAACAGCCTCGCAATATAAAGGCAAGGGAATCAGAAAAGTTAATATACGTGGCACTTCGTATTTGAACTATGCAGCTGTTCACAACAGAAAGAAATTAGTTGAAAGGATAAAAGAAAACCTGAATAAAATTGTTAAATGAGCACCGCCTTCAAAGATATTAGTTACGACCTGATAAAAGGTATTTACACTCAACTTAACAGTTCTGTATATCAAAGATGTGATATCATTACTCTTTCAGGCACCTCGGGGACGGCTCTTATAACTAATAACGGGGTTAGTAAAACTATTGCCTTTTCAGGAACTCTTACAGCAACGGCAGCCGCTTTTGTAGCAACTAATGCAGCCGCTTATCTGGCAGCCGGAACAATATTAACCTCGTCCGGGACTACATTAATTTTTACCTCATCTGTTTTAGGTGCAAGTTTTACAGGCGCGACAACAATAGCGACGGTTTTAAATGATTTTTTCTTACCTTCAAAGGATGAGTTAAACGCAATACATACCGAACTTCATCTCTATGGATTAGGAAATTTTGCAGCTAATAATTATTGGAGTTCATCAGAAATGACTGGTGCTTATGATAGTATCCACAATGCTTTCTTTCAATCTTTTGTCACCGGAGTACAATCTGGAACAAATAAGGAAAATGTTGGCATGAGCGTTCGTGCTTGTCGTGCATTTACGTCGATAACTGTTTACGCATTACGAGATATTGGTCCTGCAGGTGGTTATATATTTTATAAATCAGGTAATAACTACTTAGAGGCAGCTCCAAGTGATCAATCATCAGGTTCTTTATGGAGTAATGTTCATGATTCAGCTATTGGAGTAACAGCTGAGGGCACGGCAATAGGAACAGGGCAGGCAAATACTTTAGCAATAATAGGACAATCAGGACATACTTCAAGTGCTGCAAAACTTTGTGATGATTTAATAACGACAGGCGAAACAGGAATATCAGGGACGGTAACAAACGCAGATTTAACCTTCGGGTTAACTTATCCGGTTTATAAGTCAATCCCAAAGCCGGCTGCAACGACTTATATTTATATTGGTAATGTTCTCAATGATACAGATGGAACAAAGGACGAATTTCATTATAACGGGACTTGTCAGATTCAGGTGGTTGATGAAAGTAAGCAGCGGGCAGATTCAAAGTTGGCGTTAAATATACTTAACGTGATAAGAGGTATTTTAAAGCCTACACGAGGCGCAGTATTTTCGATAAGTCCCAGTACATTGGTAATATTTGAACCGGGGCCGTATAATGAAGTAATCGAAGAAAATAACGGAGTAACAAAAATAAAATTAATTGATATTTATAATTTCTTAATAACTTAATACAATGGCAGTAATTAACGGTACAGCTTATGCTGTGTGGAATGGAACAGAAAGACTTTGGAGTTGTGATTCTTGTTCCTTAAATGTTGATGTTAATCTTGATCCGGTAACCACAAAGGAAGACGGAGGATGGGAAAAACATATCAACGGACTTCGGAAGTGGTCTATTGATTATTCGGGCGTCTATGAAGATGCTGGCGGTAGTGCAGTATTGATGACACCTGCTGAAATACTTGCATCAATTATAGCAAGGACAGCGGATGCCGAAGTCGCATTTAAACCAGCTTCAGGAACATCAACAACCGGGTGGAAAGGAAACGCAACTTTTCAGTCTATTAAGATTGATGCACCAACCGAACAGGGGATCAAATTCTCCGGTACAATAGTAGGAAATGCACCGCTGGTTGTAATTCCAATAGCTTAATCATGGCTGTCTTTAACGGAAC